ATCCGCGTCCTCGCCCACGGCGACCAGGCCGATCACGGCGGTGGAGATCGTGCGCAGCACGCGGCTGCCGGTGGTGACTTCGACAACGCGTACGCCGTGGTGGTAATCGGTGGGCATGGGGCTTTCCTCGGGTGGGGCGCTACGCGCTCAGTTGCAGGGGGATGGTGAGCACGGCGTTTTGCGCCGTGGGCGTGTCGGTGCGGGTGCCTTCGAGCGTGACGGTGACGGCGCCGGGCGAGTCGCCCTGCTCGATCGCCACCCGGGTCAGGCGCAGGCGCGGCTCCCAGCGCATGAGCGCGGTGGCGGTGGCGGCGAACAGCCGGATGCGGGTGGCGGCGTTGAACGGCTGGTCGACGAGCTGCGGCAGCAGGCTGCCGAAGTCGCGACGCATGACGCGCGAGCCGACCGGCGTGGTGAGGATGGCGCCGATGGACTGGGTCAGGTGGGCCAGCCCGTCGATCGCCGCGCCGGTGGTGGCGGAGACCCCGCGCATTACTGGGGCGCCCCGCTGATGCCCGTGCCGGGCGTGACGGCGGTGTGCTTGTGGTTTTTGAGGCTGATGCTGCTGCCGATGACGTCGTCGGTGGCGGTGAGTTTGGTGTCCACCGTGACGTCGTTGCTCACGTGCAGCTTGCCGACGATGCTGGTGTCGCCGGTGATCTGCACGCCGCCGGGGGCGGCCAGGCTGGCGGTGCCGCCGGCGGGCAGGGAGGCGACGAGCTGGTGGCTCTCGGGGTCGTAGCTGACTTGCGCGCCGTCCGGGTAGCTGGTGACCTGCGCGGTGTCGCTGCCGGCCGGGCGCGGCGCGGCGTTGGAGTAGATGGCCGGCTGCACGACGCCGCGGGTGGTGTCGCCGCCGGGGCACAGCAGCAGTACCTGCTCGCCCACGCTGGGCGCCCACCAGGTGCGGGCATCGCCGGCGCGCTGCACCAGCCACGGCATGGGCCGGGTCACGAGCGCACCGGTGCGCACGGTGCAGGTGGCCGCGGTATGGTCGACGGACTCCACCACGCCGAAGCGCAGCAAGTTGTGCAAGAGGCGGTTGAGCTCGACCAGGTCCATGCCGGCATGGTGCGGACGCCACGCGCGCGCGGGCTAGGCGGGGGCGGTGTACCAGTGGGGTGGTACATGTCGCGCGCTGGCCGCTTAGAGCGCCTGCAGAGAAACGCCGGCGGAGACGGATTGATCGGACAGCACCACGCTATCACTGGCGCGACGGATACGGATGCGCAGCGTGCCCGCGAGCGATTTGCCGGCGCTGTTATTGAGGGCCGTGATGCTGGCGTCCCAGGTGCGCGCGCTCGATAGCGCTATCCATGCGCTTGCACTGTTGACGATGGTGGCGCCGTCGTCCTGGGTGGCGGTGAAATCGAACTGCACTTGATAGGGCGTGCCGCTGCCCGCACCGGTTGGATCGAACCATGCCCCGGTAGCGACATTAGGATGGTCGCCGGCGCTGTCGGAGCGACTCAGCGACCAGGTCCCATCGGCGTTGATGGCCAAGGTGACTGAGACAAACGACGAGCCGGAGCCGCCGCTCAGCGGGTAGTTGGCAATCACCGGGGCATAGCCAGGGTCCGGGATGACGTGGCTGTATTGGGCCGTGCCTTTGGCCGCCCACTTGTTGCTTACATCCACGCCCGCGTCGGCGATACCCACGTCGGCGCGCTTGGTGCCGTATTTGATGGCGGCGTACTTCAGCGGCACACCCCTGGACTGGATGCCGGGTGCGCTGGGGCCGTCGCCAACGACGTCCGGATCAAACAAGTCGTCCAGGTCAACACCGGCGGACTTGACGCCACTGGCCATCAGCGCGACTCCAGCTCGGCCAGACGCTTCTGCAGGGCGTCGATGACGGCGTGCAGGCCGTCGATTTCCTGCCCGGCCCACATCGCTTGCTCGTACGCGGCCGACGCCTTGTCCACCGTCTTGTACGTGCCGGCGGCGACGCCTTCCACCTGGCCCTCGGCAATCTCGATCGTGCCCATGTACGCCGGCTCGACTCGCTCGATGTCCTGCGCGATAGGTCCCAGGCGAGGCGCGTGGTCGGCGCGGTGCACATACGAGGACAAGGCGCCGTGGGTATCGGGCAACGCGGCCAGCAGGCGGTGCAGCGGGCGCGGCGCGACCGGTGTGACGTCCGTCTTGAGGCGGATGTCGGAGCTGGAGGCGTTCATCGTCAAACAGGTCACCGCCCCGTTAAACGATGCTGACGAACCCACACTCAGCCACCGGCCACCTTCGGGGTTCAGCATGAGGACGGTTGCGGTCGAATTGCCGAGATAGCCCGTGCGAGCGCTCGAATTGTCGAAGAACGAAATGTAGCCCGCGTTGTCAGGGCCGCCGCTTTGCAGCATCGCACAGCTTCCGGCAACGACACCGCCGCGCACATAGGGTGACGACACTTCGGCCGTAAAAGCAGCACCGGAGAGATTGGCTTTCGTGGCTGGGTTGAAGTTACCGCCGTGCCAGAGGGCTTGGTTGTTCCAGTTAATCCCGCCGGTGGAAATGAACAGCTCACCGACGACACTGCCGCTACCGTCAGGGCGCAGGTAAACCCCACCGTTATTTCCGCTGTTGATCCCAGTGGCAATAACCGCACTGCCTGATGTTGCGATCAGCTCCTTGAAAAGCGTCACGCGACCGGTGAATGTGGGCGCGGCCGTCGGTGCCTTGGTGGCCGGATCGAAGTTGCCCGAGTGCCAAGGATAGAAATTTGGGGGCATCGTACCGATCGCGCCCAGGTCAAGCGCATCAACCGTTGCTCTGAGCCGTCCATTGGCCGCGTCCCAGCCCAGCTTGACGGCATTCGCACCTTGTCCGATGCCGGTGCCCTGCTGCACTGGCGTAAAGCCCAGGCTCGCCTGCTTCCCATCAAGGGCGCCCTGCAGTCCGTTGACCTCACCGATTGGGTGCGAATGGCCCGAGGGCGGAAAGGTCGCCGGCTTGTCCGTGACTTCGGCCCAGCCAGGCCAACGCGTCGCCGTCGCAGGCACACCAGCAAGATCGCCCCACGCATGGCCATGCGTCGACGGCGGAAACTGCGCCGGCACGCCAGTGAGACCAACCCAAGTGCGGTAGTAAGCGCCGTGCTGGCCGTCGAGCAGGTCGGCGTCCAGCCCGTTGCCGACGCCGATGTCGTAGGAGGCTGCCGTCTTGATGGCGAGCAGCGTGCGGAAGGCGACGAGATCGACGGCGGTCAGAAGGGTCTTGACGAAGGCACTGGGCGCACCGGCGCCGAGCAGGGCGGTGAGCTTGGCGAGCAGCCCCTTGGGCGTGACCGCGCGCGTGCCGTCGGCGCCGGCGATGGCCTCGGCATCCGTGGCCAGCTCCACCACGCCGGCGGTGTCGACGGTGGCGGGCGGGTTCAAGAAGCTGGCATCGCCGAAGGTCAGGCTGGCCGCGTCGATGTCCGCGAAGATGACGTCGGTGGCCAGCAGCATCATCGCGCCGGCGGATTTCTCCAGGATGGGGTCGGCCTGGCCGTACAGGCCGAGCAGCGTGCCGTCGCCAATGTACAGGCCGAAACCGCGCAGGGTGTAGACGTCCGCGCTGTCGTCGCGAATGACGGCGTGGATGGTGTCGTCGGCGACGGCGGCGCCGCCGAAGGTGGCGAGGCGCTTGAGCTCGCCGGGCAGGGCGAGGTCGCTGCCATCGGCGGCGGCGGTGAAGGCGGTGGCGGTGACGCCGACCTGCGAGACGAGCACCGGCAGCGTGCCGGTGTTGGCGGCATTGACGAGTGCGGCGCGGCCGGCGGTGGTGACCTTGAACGTGAGAGGCATCAGGCGGCATCCGCGGTGAGGGAGAGGCGCCGATACACGGCGGGGCGGGCGTAGGCGGCGACGCCGATGCGCTGCATGGCGGTGAGGCCCTGGGTGAAAGTGAAGTGGCGACTCACCGGCTTCGTGCGCTCGACCTCGGCGATGACGTCATCGACGAACGCGGCCGTGGCCTCCGGGCTGCCCTGCTCGGGCGCGGTGAGCCACAGCTCGAACGTGCCTGGCACGCCGCGCGGCTCGCTCTGGAACCACTCGCGCAGTTCCACGCTGCCGCCGAAGCTTTGGACGACGCTGCGCACGGATTCCACGGTGCCCTTGCGACGCTGGATGGCCAGCGCCTGCCGCACGCGCTCGCGCTTGATGGACTCGGGCCAGTAGCTTTTCCACGCGTCGATGGACAGCTGCCAGGCGAGCCACGGCAGCAGCTCCAACGGGCAGGTGTCGGCGTTCCAGAGGTCGCGCAGCGGTACCGGGATGCTCGCGATGGCGCTGTTGACCGCTTCGACGCGGCGTTCCAGATCCGTGGCGTTCGGCGGCAGCAGGCTATTCATCGACGCCACCGCTTGCGATGGTGACGCCGGTGCAGTAGGCCGCTTGCGTGCGATCGACGACGATGTCGGCGGTGGGCGCGGTGAGTTCCACACGCTGCACGCCGGGCGAGTGCAACACGCTGTAAAGCCCGCTCATGGTGACGTCGCGCCCGATGCGATGGGACTCCTCGATGTAGGCGTCCAGGCGAGCACGCGAGGCGGCGAGCACCACGGCGGAATCCGGGCCGGCGTAGGTGTAGATGGTGGCCGCGACGGCGTAGGGGATGATCTGGGCCGATTGCACGGTGACCAGGTCGGTGAGCGGCCGCACGGTTTCCGCGTTGAGCACGGCATCCACGGCGGCGAGCAGCGCGGCATCGGCGGTGCCATCGCCCACGCGCGACAAGATGCTAACGATGACCTCGCACGGCGCGGGGCTGGTGGCGCTGGCGTCCAGCACGTCACCGGAGGCGCTGAGCGCGTGGAAGATGTACGCGCCCTCCGGGCCGGCGACGCTGAAGCCTTCCGGCGCGAGGATGATGCGCCGGCGCAGGTCGGTGTCGCTCTCCATGGTGGGCGGGATGGAGTGCTCGGGATCGCCCGGGTCGAGCTGCAAGCGCAGCACGCCGAAGCCAGCGGCGAGCTGGTCAAGATCGGCGCCGACGGCGTAGGCGACCATGACGGCGCGCGCGGCATCGTTGACGCGCTGGCGCCAGACGACTTCGCGGTAGGCGCTCTCCTGCAGCAGCAGGTAGATCGGGTCCGACTCCACCAGGGCGGTATAGGTTTCGTCGGCGGCCTCGGTGAGCGCGATGTACTGCGCCAGGCGCGCGGCGAAGATCGCCTCGAACGACAGCGTTTCGACGACGGTCGGCGCGGGGAGCTGCGACAAGTCGACGGCAGTGAAGCCGGCCATGTCAGCGACGGGTGCGGTGGTGAGTCATGCCGGCATGGTGGGGATGGCTCGCGCGCGCGAGCTAGGCGGGGGCGATGTACCAGTGGGGCGGTACATCGGGCGCCATTTTTGAGGGG